TCGTCCGTTAAATATATAATTTCGTCGTCTAAAGTGTAGCCGGTCGCGTCCTCTGCTATTGCATAACCCGCCGCCGTTTCTCTTTGTACGTTTATAAAAACTCCGGACGGTGCAACCGTTGCGAAGTCCCTAAGTATTGGCCCGGCGTTGTAGTCTGAAATTGTTACAACTCCGGTAACCAACTGCAAGCGGTCGATTAAGTCAGACCTTACGATTATACCGTCGAAATTTGTTGTACTAATCTCTTTTAAGTAAGTGGCTACCGTTAAATTAACCGCCGCCTTAATATCTGCTAAAGCGTATTGCCTTAGATAGTAAATTTTAAAGTTTGTTAACCTTACGCGGTCCGGTTGTTGGCTTGTTACGTCGATTGGAATACCTACAAAACCAATGCGAGAGAGGTAAGCCTCGAGCGCTACCTTTTCGGCTGCTATTAATGGGGTTAAGTTTCCGCTTCCGTCGTCCTTGGCCGCTTTAACCAATACCCGGCCGTTAGCTTGCTCCTTAACCGCCGCTGCCGTTACAACTCTTAAAGCCGTATTTAAAACCGGATAAGTAACTCGTCCGTCTACTACTTGGGTAATTTGTGGGCTCGTTGCTGAGTATTGAAACTCCAAAACCCTTTTTTGTAACCATTCCGCCGTGCCTGGGACCGCCTCCCGTGCTATCTTCTCGAGCTCCAACTTAAAAACGTCGTTAATTTGCTCCTCCGTTTCAAGGGAGGCCGCAATTACTCGAGTAACAAGGCGCCAAATTGCGACCGCGCTAGTTGAGGTTAAGCCCGAGAGCGTCGCGTCCGCTTGTATCGCCGTAATTATTTCGTTTTGAATGTCTGTTATACTTCTAGCCATTTTTTTTGTCTTAATTGTCGTTAACGTCTTTAGCCGTCCTAATTTTTTCGTCCGTTACCGGGTTAATAATTACCTCCTTTGTTAAGTCTAAGCTAAGGGTTACCTCTTGGCCTTGATCTATATAATTAGAGGAGTCAATTACTCCGGTTTTAAAATCTTGTATATAAATATAGTAATTTTTTCGGTCCTCGTCGGCCTCCTCATAAATCCGGCTAAAAGTTTGGATATATGGAGCGCTAAAACCTTGGAACTTTGCAAAAACTTGTTGCTTTAAATCCATTAAATCGAGGACGCTCTTATTAATCCCCGAGCGGGTTTTTATTAGTTCATAACCAATATAAAAGCGGACCGTTAACTCCGTGCTTTGCTGAACTCCGGCGGTATATTCCGAAAAATTAGCCCCGTCCGGAAACGAGATAAACAAGGCCGGAAACCTAAACGAGTCGATAACTCCGTTGTCTTGCTTTGTAAATTGGTCGTTATAAAAGTCGACCGTCTTAAATTGCGGGAGCTCCGCGCTTATTCTGTTTAAAATCGCTTGTAATAAAACCCTTTGCATAACATAAATTTAAAGTATTTTCTTTATACGTCGTTTAATTAGTCTATTTATTTTCTTGTTTAATGTTTTACTTTCTCCCATAAATTGGCGCTTAGGCATAATAAAACCCTTACCTCTTCCGGCTCTTAGTCCGTAGTTGTGAACGCTCGCGTAGTCTTTCGGCTCTCCTTTTATTCCTATTGTTACGCTCCTCGCGGATAACGTAGTCCGGGAAATGGATTTCCAAAGTTTCGCCCCTCCGCCTTTACCTACTAATATATTCCGACCCGGGTCGACGTTTCGCTTTCTCTTGGGCCACTTCTTAACCTTACGATCTAAAAAACCTTGGCGCCCCGTTATATTGGCTTGGAAAAATTGGACCGCCTCCTCTGCTGAAAGTATAAGGATTTTTTTAATTTCCTTTTTAAATTTAGCTTGGTCCTCTTTTAGCTGAGGGCTTAATTTTTTCCTTTTTTTAGCCATTATTTAGTAACCTTTTCAAAAATTTCTAATAATTCCGGGTTAATAAGTTTTTTGTCAAAATTTAAAATATAGTGAGTAAACGATTCGGCAAAATATTCCTCTGCGTTTTTTGTTGCGTATTCGCTTATTTTATAACCCTCTTTTGAGGCTATTCCGTCGAGCTTACTTAAAAGAGTCTCCTCCCATTTAATACCGATTTTTTTACGGTCCCCACTAAAAGAAACTAATTTTTTAGTATACTTATTAATATTATTTAAGTTGCTTTCTAAGGTATGGCCGAGCTCGTGAATAACAATACTTTCTAAATCTTTAGAAACATAGTCTTTTTTAAACTTTTTTAATCTTTCAATTTCTTTTTTTGAGCTTTTTATTACTTCGTTAGCTTTTAAAATTTCATCTTTTGACAAACCGCCTCTTTTTAAAGTTCTTTCTTTTCTTTTTATCCTTTTTAAAAGTCTTTCCCTATCGGTTGTTAAATTAAAACTTTTTAATTGGTCAATATTAAAAAGGTCCGGGTTAAAGTCTAAAAAATCCCCTCCTCTTGCTACTGATTTTCTTTCACTAAAAGAAATTCCTTTTATTTTTAAAATATCGTTTTTTATTTTGTTTTTTACTTTTGTTAACCCTTTATTAACGGCGTTTGCTTGCTCTAAATTAGCCCCTTTATAGCTAATTTTTTCCGCGAAATTGTTATTTTTAGCGAACTCCTCAGCCTCCGCGATAGTTTTAGCGGGTTTAAAAACAACCTCCTTTTTGTTAACTTTCTTTTGAGCCTCCTTAATATTTTTAACGATTTCCTCGTTAGTAATTGGAGGAGGGTCCGGGAGGCCGAAATTATTAGCCTTATCCGCCTTAAACCCTCGAGGGACCTTAAAATAAGGATGTTGTTTTCCGAATATCTCGCGGCCCGGGTTGTTTTTCATATAGTCCGGCGTTTGTAGCCCGGCGCCGTCTGTCATTTCGTTAACTTTCTCCTTAATTTCAGCGTCCGGCGTTTCGATTGCCTCCTCAACTTGTTGTAAGCTACAGCGACAATTCCACCCATTAAGCGGACTGTTTTCTTTCCAAAAATCGGAGTCGACCCTCTTAATAACTCCGTTTAACGCTTGGTGCGCGGGCCTAACTTTCTCGTCCCCGGCCGTAACGTATCGTAAATATGGGAAGAGGTCCGCCTCCTCGTCAAATTGTTGCCATTTCTCAGCCATTTGAGCGGAGCCTTTGGCGTGGTTTATCTCAGTCCTTAAATAATTTACGTTAAAGGTTCCGAAAGTTTCCCGGGCAAAATCTTTATACTCTTTAAAACTCCTTTTATTTCCGTCCTTATCGAGTAAAAACTCACTCATAAGGTTGACTTGTTGCCAATTTTTAGCCCCCGAAAAAGTATAAATATTATTGCGTAAATTCTTAATATATTCCGGGTTTTCGATAGTTGTAAGGGCGTCGCCCGTTGCTAACCCCTCATAAAGCCCGTTTGTTAGCCTTTCGCCAATTTCTAAGTATAACGACTCCGGTAAATTTTTAGTTGTGTAAGCGCCCGAATAAACGCCCCTAACTACGTCGTCGATAAAAGCCTCGGACCATTCCGGCGGAGGTGTCTCCTCATAGTCGAGTTCATTCGTGCATTTGTGTAAATCATTCCCCGAGGTAAAAGCGTCGTAAATGTTCGCTAAAGTCGTTTTTTTTTTAAGGGCGTTCTCAATGTCGCCGGCGTCGTTGTCCTCTGTTGGTTCCGGGTCCGGGGTTGTTTCCGGCTCCTCCTTTTTGTCGTCTATTGGTGTGCTATATGTCTCCGTAAAATACTCCTTAGGAACATTAAAGCCCATTTTTACGAGCTCGCTATCAATTTTAAATTGCTCGGCCTTGCTTGTGTTTTCCGTGTCGTCAAAAACCCACCGGCCCGTAATATTAAAATTATGGTATTTATTAAGCCAAGGGATTAACTCGTCGTTTACAACGCTTTGAATAAAAAAAGCGTCCTCTTTGTTTATCGCTCCGCTTGTCCTTTCGTGCACTTCGCTCTGTGATCTGCTGCTCCCGTCGTCCATTGTCATAGTGGACCCAAGTATTAATTTACTTAGTTCGCTATTAGTCCGCTCTATTAGTTCGTTAAATACGTTAAAGGCGTCCGTCTTGTTATCTCTTATAAACTCGAGCTCGTCGTCCTTATCAAAAACCCCGTAAGCGTTCCGGCCCATATTCTCTAACATATTATACATGTTATCCCGGAGCTCCTCGTCTCTTACGTCCGTTTTACCAAGCCTAAAAGGTGCGCCGAATAATTCCGCGAACTCAGTCCAGGAACCGAGCGCCGTTTTTTTGAATATTACCAAAGGGGCCGCTTTCATTAATAGACCTATGTCGGAGGGGTTACCTATTCCAAGGGTCCAAGCGTCGTAAGGGCTCGCCTCGTAACTAATTAAGCCCTCAGTCGAAAAGGGCGACGTCCTTACGGAGCCTTTTTGTGGGTAAACATATTCCCGAGGAAAAACCTCCGTACTCTTGAAGCAATAGCCTTTTAAATCGTTAAATTGTATTAATGAATACCCGAAAAATTTACTTTCAAGGGATAGTTTTAAAAAGGTCCTAAACCACGGAGCCGAAAAATAATAACTCTCGTCTTTTAGCTCCTCGCCGTCCTCGTCTACTATCTTAAAATCCTTACTAGTTGTTTTTGAGATTCTAGCGTCCATTGCAGCGCTAAGGTGCGCGTCGATAACAATATCGTTATAAACCCGGATAAGCTCGACCGTTGTAGGGCTAAAATTATCCTCGAAGTTGTCAACTCCTAATTTCCAATTTTTTAACTCCTGGTTAAATCTGTAAAGTTGTTGTTTAATTACCTTGTCGCCTATATCCTTGGCCTTTTTTACGGGGCCGTTAGCCTCGTTTTTTAGCTCCTTTCTGTTAAAAATATCAAATATTCCCATTTCTTTAGTAATTTTGTGAGCCTTTTTTTAATTGAGAGCCCCAACGTATAGGCCAACCGCTTTCCTTTGCCTCGTTAACTTTTGCTAAATTAACCATAATATTACCCTTTGCAATGTCCTCGAGCCAAGCCTCGGCCATTTCCTTACCATTAATACGGCCCTCCGGTAGTACGTCAGTATAAAGGCGCTCAAATAAATAAAAAATTGTTAAATTAATCGCGTGCTTTAATAAAGACCTTTGCCTTAAAGCTCCAACCTTAGCGAACTCCGTCGCCGTGTCGACTCTTTGGCCTATCATTTCGTTAATACGCTCCTCAGCGTCTCCGATTGCCTCGTTAACGATCGTATCGTTAGAGTCGGTTAATTGGTTAATTTGTACCTCGTCAATATATCGGACTAAATCCGCCTTGAATAAAAAAGCCATTTAATAACGCTTTAATGGTTTACGTCTACCAAATATAGGCCTTTTTATTATTCCGCCCCCTATGAAGCGAGAAAATTGTGGTTTAAATATTTCTAAGTGCAAATAGTCGTTGGCGTCGGAGGTGTGGCCGTACTTTTCAAAACGTACTTTAGTGGCCTTGTCGGTTGTTTTCTCTTTAAACTTTAAGCCGTCCGCGTCCTCTTTTAAATAAAGATAGTCGGCGACCGTGTTATTACATTCCGAGCCTATTAAGATACTCGCCTCCGGTACATTGCCGGCAAAAATTTCGTTAATAAACTCGCCCCGGCTTTTAACTCCTGGGTTACGACTCGGGAGCCTTAACACGGGATTAAACTCTTTAAGGTAATTAACTGCAAGTGTAAAAAAGTTCTCGCCCTTTTCGAGCTTAGTATCTTGCTTTTTGCTGGTCCTATCCCCATAAATAAAAAGGCTTTCCGTGTGGCCTCTGAACATTTTTTTAAACTCGTCGCAAGTCGCCCGGAGTGTATTCCGTGGGCTTTTTAGACAAATTTCGCCAATTTGCCGGACCTCCATAACCTCGTCCACTCGCTCCGCTTGGTGTATCGTTAAAGTAAGGTAAGGGTTAACGTTCTCATCTAAAGAGATATGCAGCGGGAGCGCCTCGTTATACTCTAAGGGCTTAACGAAGTCCATTGAAAAGGTTTTATAAAATCTATTGCCGACCTCCTTATTACCCCATTGGCCCAAGGTATAAACCCCATAATAATAAGGCGACGTCCTTTTAAAGTCCTCGTAAGTTGCTGCGAGGGAGCTCGGGAGGTGCGGGTTATCTCTATACGTGCTATGTATTGAAGTAATTGAGTAAGGGACTACGCCGTCCGGGGTCTCAACCTCAACAATATTCTTAAAAGTTTTCTCGACCGTGTGAGCAAAAAAGCGCTTATAAATCCAAAAATCGGAAAAATCCGGCTCGTCGCTTTCCGGGTTAAAGCTAAAAATCTCTTGTAAATAGTCCGCCTTGTTGGCCCTTACGGTAGTCGAAACCGTGTTAAAGTCGTCCTCCGTGATCTCGTTGCCCTCCTCGTACCATATAAACGAGGGGTCTTTTATTGACTTAATTTTCTCGGCCTTATCCAATCCCCGGGCGATTAATCTATTACCATTCAAACAAGTTATTGAAAGGGGCGAAACTTTAAAAGAAAACAAAGAGGAAAGCCCGAGGTCGTCGATAGTTTGTTTAATACTATCGTATTGGCTCTCCTTAATAGTGTCGTAAACTTTCCGGACTAAAATACCTTTAAAATAGTCAGCCGTTAACATTCTGTAAATAATCAACATAACGGCCGCGTGAGTCTTGCCGGAGCCTCGACCTCCCCAAAGTAAAATAAGCCTCGCGTCGTTCTCGTAAAGGCCACTAAAAGGCTCGTTAACTGTCTCCTCAAAATATGGGAGCTCTAAGTTTATACTCATTTTTTAGGCTTTCCGATTGTTACCTTAATTGTAGACTTTCCGCTCTCGTCATTGTTAAAAGCTCCAACGTGGCGCCCTAATAACTCAATCGCTTTAATTTTATCTTTCATATCTAAACGCTCGAAGCCCTCGATATTAAACTCGTCCGAAAATCCTATTTTTGCGAGCTCCTTAACTACTCGGTCGGCGCTTATTTCGGTCCTTTCTATCCTTTTACTCATTAATTTTTCAATTTCTTTTTGAATTTCAAGTTTTTGTAGGTTCTCGCCACCTATACGCCCGGCCGTTTTTTCTGAGTACCCGGAAGCCTTGGCCGCTCTTGTTGCGTTAAAGTCTTTTATATACTCCTTACAAAAAAATTTTTGTTTATCTGTTAATTTGTTGCTCATAATTTTATATAATTTAAAATAATTTCCTTAGCCTCCTCCGAGCTATCCGCCCACTCGACCAAATTACCCGCGGCTTTTAATCGGTTGATCTGTTTAACTTGGTCCTCTCTTGGTTTTTGTCCGGGAATTTTAAGCTCTAAATATAAAGCTCCATAACCCCCCCGAGGTATTGCAAGCGTAAGGTCCGGGTTTCCTTTAATTAATCCAAGAGATAAAAGTTGGGCGCCGTTTATTGCGTTTCTTGGGTTGCTAAAGTTGTGATATAGTAGCCCCCTAAACTCTTTAAACTCATTCCAAAACCATTTTATAACCTCGCTTTGGATTTTTGCCTCGCTCTTTTTTGCCATAGTCTTAAATATAAAAAAAATTAAGATATAAAATAAACGCGCGATGTTTTCCCGTTCACTTTGCAAAGGCTTTGCTCGTATTTTGTTAATAATATGGTCCCCAATTTATGGCTCGTAAGTCTTGGGTATTTATTTTTTAAGGCTTTTAATACTTGGGCGTTTGTTACTCCAATCCCATTATTAAAAACT